GACGCGGATATGGAAAGGGACGAATACTAAAAAAAACAATGATGCTAATACTACAATTAAAACAACGCATTATTCAGCTTGAAGCTGCGATGCAGGAACAAGAACAAAAGATAAACGATATACTCATTCGCTTATCCGTTCCACAGGCTAACCTTCCAGTCACGACGAAAGAAAAGAAGGCAGCGTTCGTCAAACCAACAGTCGTTGAAATCTACGAATACGCTTGCGAGAAGTTAAGCAACGACGACGCGTTAAAGTTTACCGAGAAATTTCAAGCACATTACGAAGCCAACGGTTGGAAGGTAGGACGCAACGCAATGAAGGATTGGAAGGCTGCCGTTCGCAAGTGGGATTTAAGTACATTCGCAACAACAAACCAAAACACAAAAATCAAAAATGGAAAATTCGATTCAGACGCTGCGCAACGCATCTACAACGACGCTCACAATTACACAAAGGGTTGATCGTGCGGAAAGAGAAAGCGCATTTGTAGCCGACTACGACTTACCAACGTTTGTTAAGTTATGTTCGAAGGTCTGCGCTATGTATGGAATAGCGTTACCCGAAGCGCAACTACTCCAGATGCTGCACGAATTTATTGTAAAGCACTTTCGTTGGGTGACGTTTGAACACTTCAATCTTGCCTTCGAACTAAATGCAGCAAACGAACTGTCAAAGAAATGCGAACACTTCGGAGCGTTGAGCGTGTCTTTCATTGGTGACGTGTTGACACACTACAAACCAAACCGCGACAAGGCGAATCTACAAATTCAAAGAGAGATAGCTCAATCAATAGAAGAAAAAGCACAATTAATAAAGGAGAATGAAATGGCGGTAAATGACGATAGCTGGAGACGAATGTTGAAAGAAGATATTGACAGCTTCAAACAAGGCAAATACACGACGTTAGAATTGCGCGGAGTGTCAATGATGCGGTGGTTAGAAGAAAGTAAGCGCATAACCGCTGAAACATTCACAGATGAAGAATACAACCTGTGTAAAGCGAAGGCACGAAAGACAGTCTTTCAAGAACAACAACTTTCAAAAGGAATGGTTGAACGAATGAGTGACCGCAAACGTCAATTGCTGAAAGAATCAATTCAGTTTGAAGGGTTGCGAGAATTGTATAAACTTTATTTGTCGAAGCAATGAGTCAGTTTATTTACAACGAACACGGAGCGTGTGAAAATCCTATTTTAAAAACATTCAAATGTAGTAAGGGTTACGAAGCGCAAGTTGAAGTTGCTATTGTTGAACGTGAATTGTGGGGTTACGGAGTTCGTTTCAATGGATTCTCAGAAGGTTGGTCGCACACATTTAACCAGTACAGACCAGACAACGACTTGTATACAACAAAAAATGAAGCGTTCAAAGGTGGTCTTGAATTACTCATAAATCAATTGAAACGACGCAACGAAGAAAAACGCTACAATCGTATTGTTGAAATACTTCAAGACGAGCTTTGTCCTGTGGTTGAAAATCAACTAACACTATTTTAATGAGAAAGTTTAAATTCATTCATCCAATTACAGGAGAAGCCCACATTGTTATTTGTGATAAAATAGAAGAATATGGTTCGGTCAACGATTCATATTGGTGGTGCTTAATTGGAGATAAAATAATTGCACAAATTCCGCAGTCTTACGCAATGATTAGAATAGATGAATGAACCACGTCAAATAATTTACCACGATAAACAGAAACACGCGTTGGAATTGCTTTCTTATGAAAGTCCTATTGCGCAGGTATTGTATGGTGGCGGTGTGTTTAGTGGAAAGTCTTTTCTTGGTTGCGATTGGCAGATAAAAAGACGATTGAAGTATCCAGGTACGAAGGGATTAATTGGTCGTGCTGAATTAAAGAAGTTGCGCTTGTCTACAATGCAAACTTTCTTTGAACTTTGCACCTTACACGGATTGAAACCGAATGTACATTACACCTACAACGGACAAGACCACGTTATTAAGTGGTACAATGGAAGCCAAACGATACTTATGGACTTGGCAGATATGCCGTCAGACCCTGACTTTCAAAGATTTGGGTCGATTGAGATTACAGACTATTTCGTAGATGAAGTAGCGGAAGTTTCAAAGCGTTGTATTGACATCTTGCAAAGCCGTGTACGTTACAAATTGATTAACGATAGACCGAAGGGTTTAATGACTTGTAACCCTTCAAAAGGTTGGTTGTATAATGATTTTTACTACGCTAATTTGAAAGGTGAATTGAGAAATGACCGTGCGTTTGTCCAAGCGTTACCAACTGATAACCCATATATCTCGCAGACTTATCTTGAGAACTTACAGAAACTTCCAGAATACGACCGCAAAAGACTTTTAGAAGGGAACTGGGAGTTCGACGACGACAGCGACAAGTTGTTTCAAACGGAGAACTTGCTTCGAATGTTCCGCAACGAAGTAATAAACGAAGGAAAGAAATACATCACAGCCGACATTGCGCGATTCGGGAAGGATAGAACGATTATCTGCGTATGGGAAGGTCTAACTATTATCGATATAATTGAGTTGAATAGAGCAGGAATTGACGAGGTTGTAAATAAGATACGCGTTGTGATGAAAGAACATTCAATTCTTCTTCAAAATGTTATCTGTGACGAAGACGGAGTTGGTGGGGGAACGGTTGACTTTCTGAAATGCTTAGGTTTTCAAAACGGATCTAAACCAAAACACCCACAATACCAAAATCTCAAAAGCGAGTGTTACTACAAATTGGCTCAATATGTAGAGGAGAATCGGCTCACTATCTTATCAAGTACGCGCAAAGAACAAATCATTCGTGAACTGGAGATGATTAAACGACACCGCGCTGATGTGGATGGAAAGTTACAGGTCACACCAAAGGACGTTATTAAGAACCGCGAAGGTATTTCTCCAGACGTTGCCGACGCGATAATGATGCGTATGTATTTCGAACTCAATCCAAGTTACGGACAATATGTTGTCGGATAAAATAATTTAGCATACATTTACGAAATGAAAAACACACCACTATACGAATCGCTAAAAATGACTTACGAACGCGAGCGCGAAATTGTTAATTCGCTTGCAACCTACTTTCAACAAGGAAAGATTCTTGGCGACATTCTCCTTGAACTTTCACAACGAAAGGACTTGAACGCGAAAGAGAAAATCTACTTAGCGTTAATGATAGGTTCAATGATGTCGAAGCCAGATGCAGAAAAGTAATCTACTCACGCAAGTAATAGCGGAATTAGAAGCGCGTGAAGCGAAGGGAATTGAAACGTACGGAACAACGTTAGACCGACAAGACTTAACGCGCTCTGAGTGGCTACAACACGCGTACGAAGAAGCGTTAGACCTTGCGTTGTATTTGAAGAAACTTAAAATTGAAGAAGATGCCAGAAAGCAAAACTAAAAAAGGAATATGTGTCTACTTGCACAAAGACCTGTGGAACGAGATAGATGAGAAACGAGGTGAGAATAGTCGCAACACTTTCTTAAGTGAAGCAATTGAGTTCTCTTTGAAGTTCTACGTTCCTGAATCTAAAGTAAAACACTCAGAACAAACGTCGACAAAATAGCGACGGACGATGTAACAATTAAGGCGCGGTTTCTGCGTCTTTTTTGTTTCTCCAACTTTTTCTTTTCAGCATTTAGAGTGTTTATTTCTTCGGTCAACAACTGTTCCTTCTGTTCATAAGCACCGACGACTTCTTGTAAGTTGTTTACCTTTTCCCCTTCGATGTTCAATTGTTCTTTGAGGTTGTTAATTACAAGTGAATCGGAAGCAATTACGCTATCGCAGGAGTTCACCAAACGGAGAACATCAACGCGAGTAATAGTATCTCGAATAACAATAGTAGAACGAGTTCTTTGATAGGTGGTTTTGGCTTTAGATTGAGCGTCTTCATAAGTTCGGAGTTGTTTATAAAGTTCTATTTGTTCTTGAAGTAAGCGGTCGTATTCCCCAGCGTTGTAATTGATAACGCTATCTTGTTTCTGAATTTCAGTTGTTGCGTTTTTTGCAACACTTCGTCCCCACCAATTCCAACAAATGACCGTCCAAATAATAGACGTTCCCAAAACGAGCAAGACTGCAAATAATAGATTCTTTCTCATAAGATTCTTCCTTCGTGTATGCGGTAATTGTGAACGCTGAACGCTCCGTTGTTTCCTTTCTCAACGATAGCAAATCCGTGATTGTATTTTGAATAAGGGTTGTAGTCAGGAGATAATTCAGATAAGCAACCAACACCCCAACAAGTAATAAACTTTCCGTTTGCGTCGCGCTCGTTGTGTTCAGCTGTCTGGTGATGATGTCCGCATAACGCGCTGACCTTTGTCTTCATAAACAACCCACGCGCCACATTAACAGACGGAAGGAATTGTTTGCCGAATTCGTGTCCGTGAAATATAGATAACTTACCGATGTTCAGTTTGCTCTTTCCGTCAATCCATTTCACATCGTGTTTGTCGCAATGGGTTAGCGTTGGAAAGTCGAACGCGTCAATGTCGAATAGTTCGGGTGCTTTGATACGCATATATCTCCAATAACGTTCTTCGTGGTTGCCTTCTTTATAATAAATGTGAGCGTCCGGGAAGGTGTTTCTAAGTGACGCAAGGAATTGACGGATTGAATACAACTCGTCTTTGAATTTTCTCTTGCGTGGATCTTTAACAAAGTCACTAATCATATGACAGTCTAACGCGTCGCCATTTAAAATGATTGCGTCACATCCTTGTTTCAATCCTTCTGATATAGCGCACTCTAACGCTTCGTTGTCTTGGTAAGGCAAATGAATATCTGAAAGAATCAAAAACTTGTTTCCCTTTAGTTCAACGTGTCTACGTTTCTTTGAATAAGACTTTGGAAGTGCGTATGGGTTGGAAGGTCTTGGTGATGTGTCAATCAATTCTTTTTGTGAGTTAGATGCTCGGCTTCGCTTTCCAATCTTACCGCGAACAGTTCGAATGTAATTACGCGCGTGTTCTAAAGAATCGAATGATTCTGGATATTCAGTAAATAACTTTGAAGCCAATGAATGCGAAGGAGCGTCGGGAAACTTGCTACAAATCTCCGCTGTTATTTTCCTCGCTTCTGTCTGTGGTCGTGCCATTCTTTTGTTTTGTAAATCGTTCTATTACTGTTCCTCCAAACAAACCGCCTGTCAGAAGCGCGAGTGTGTCAAACATCGCAATGGGACAAATGTGATATGTGAATGTTGCAATATAACTCAAAACGATTAGGTTAATTGTAACAAATATAGCGACAATTCGTTTCGAACTTACTTTGGTTGAAGAGGTAAGCAATTCCTTAAGCCACACCTTCAACTTGTCCTTCATAAAAACTTTAATACGAATTGAACAAGCAAACCACCAACCACACCAGCAGCGGTTGCAATACCACCCAAACGAGCAACCTGCAAACGTTGATTCTGAATGTACTTGTCGTGCTTCTGCACCTTGCTCACAAGACCTTCAATTTTCATTTCGTCGTCACCGATTAACACGTTGTAAATACGGTCAATCTTCTTGTCCATTTCTTGGAGTTGTTCGTGTATCAAAGCTATTTCAGTTTCGGTGTTCATTTCTTAAAATACAATTCAATTTCAGCCTCACGACGACGAACGAGACCTTTCAAAATTACTCCGCCACCTTTATTCCATAAACGAAAAGAATCTGCTATTGTTGGATCGTTTGGGTTAGCGTTTACCTTTCTCAATACGGACGACTTCTTAAAGCCACCTGTTCCTATGTTGTATGCAAGTGAAACACACGCGCTGAATTGATTCTCGTTGAGCGTTTGAGTTATCAATGCACGAATAGAAACCGCGAATTTGTCTACAACGTTTTTCGCTAATTGTTCTGCTCTTGCCTGTGTTATAACGTCGCCTTCTTTAACTTTTGTTCCATCTTCGTAGAAGGTGTTTCCGTAGCCAATTGTCCATACAGCAGAAGGGCAGAGGTAACTCTTTAAACGACAGCCTTCAAACTTCTTCAATAGCGCGTATCCGTCAGCGTTAACTTTCATTTTTGAGTTTCTTTATTTGTTTCTCTTTCTTTGCTAAATACTTACGAAATTTCTCTTCGTAAATCTTGTGCATTGTCAAATTCTTTTTGCGTCCCCTTGTAGCCATTCGTTTTTATTTTAGTTTATCTCAACCAACCTAAACCGCGTCGTCTGTATTCGTATGGTAATCTATCGCGTCCGTCGCTAATCTCAAAAGCGTTGGAAGGATACACATTTGTTTGCGACCAAATCTGTTGTGTTGTGTTCGTCGTGTACTCTGGAAAGTCTGATTGATTGAAACACAAATAGTCAACCATTCTTTGAGTGTAAAACATAGCCTGTGAACGCGCTTGGTCGCGGTAGTTTTGCAAGTCTGTTTGGCTAATTGGTGTTGTGTCTTCGCTTGTACGAATAACAAGACTTCCATTGTCGGTTTTAACGTACAAATGCGGAAGCACTTCGTACATAGTCCACCACATAACCATTCGACGCAAGTAATTGTCGAGAAGCGTTTCGTATGCTCCTGCGATGTCGTCGTTTACAACGTCTTCTTTTATCTTATTGTAAAGGTCAGTTCCTAAATACAATTGTGCGTACTTGTCTTGCGACAAATAGATTGCAGGGTACATAAGCAACGGATCAACTGAACCGTTAATCCAAGTGTATTTTTTGATATAGTTTTCGTCTATTAAAAGAACTTCGGGTTGTAGTGCCATTGTAATGTTTATTTATATTTTAGTGATGCTCTGTTGGGCATATCGTTAGGACGTACCGCTTCTTCGCCTTTTGGAAATAGTTCGTTTGCAATACCGCCTGTTATTACTTTGTCGTTCTTCAATCCGTCGTTTGGAAGGAATTTTCCTTTCTCTCTTTTACGTACAAATACCTTTCTGAACCAAGCGTGGCGGCAGTAGACTCCGCCCTTAAAAATGAACAAATTATATGAACTTTGCCCTTGTGGCGCGAACTCTCCGTTTACACCTGCGTCACTCATATCTTGAATGTCTT